AGAGTCTCCCAGCGAGCGCATGGAGCGGGTGTGGCAGTACCAGCAACTCATCAAGAACTATCCTGAGTTTGTCCGTGCGGCTGACCAGGATGACGGCCTGGACATCTCAGATGCGTTGGTGTCTCGCCTTGTTCACCGCGCCAGCCCGTGGGATTTGCGTGGCACCCCGCACCTGATGCGTTCCTTCAGGACGCTGATGATGGAGGAAAGCCTCAACGCTGCCCAGGATGCGGTGGCTGACAGGCTTTATGCGCCAATGATTTTGGCGACTCTGGGCATGGACAATCTGGGCGACGGTGAACCATGGATTCCCAGCCAGGCTGACCTGGATCAGGTGCGTGACGACATGCAGTCTGCCCTGGCTGCCGACTTCAAGTTGATGGTTCACAACATGGGCCTCAAGATTGAGTCTGTCTTTGGCCGTGAGTCCGTTCCGCGATTCGATCAGGACTATGACCGCATTACCGCAAAGCTGTTGCAGGCGTGGGGTATTGGCGAGGCTTTGATTGCCGGTGGCTCTGGCGGTGCCTATGCATCTTCTGCGCTCAACCGTGAGGTCTGCGAGCAGCTTATGCTTCAGTTCCAGAACAAGGTTAAGCGCCATATCGTCAAGCGCATGGAAGTGATTGCTGAAGCCCAGGAACACTATGACTACGAGCAGAAGGGTGGCTACCGCCGTCCGCTGTATCGGGAGATTGTGCAGTATAACGAGGAAACCGGCGAAGAAGAAATTGTGCGGGTTCCCAAGCTACTCATCCCTAACGTAAATTTTGCCACGCTGAATTTGCGGGATGAGGCCACGGAGCGTGCTTTCGTTCAGCAGCTTAAGGCTGCCGGTGTTCCTGTCTCCGACAAGATGATGGCAATCAACCTCCCCATCGACTTTAAGCGCGAGCTTGAGCGCAGTGCCGAAGAGACGGTGCAGAAGGGTCTGGCCACTTCTCAGGCCATGGACAAGCTCCAAAAGCTTTGTGACGCACAAGGATTGCCTTATCCTCCGGAGCTTGCAGAGCAGCTTAGCGCGACCCTTACCCTCCGTCAGGGGCTGGCTCAGACTGAAATGGTCGAAGGCCAGACTGAAATGATGGAAATGCAGATGAAGCAGTCCATGCCTGCTGGACAGATGGGCGTTCTTCCCGGCGCTCCTGGCTATCAGCAGGCTCCGCAGGTTGTCCCCGGTCCCGGTGAAGAGGGTCCAGAGGGAGAGGGTCAGCCAGGTATTCCCTACGGCACTCCCCCCGAATTAATGGCACCGGCCACAAACGGCACGCCAATTCCGGAGCCGTCCGAAATTCCTCGTAATCGTCAGCGCCCCGAAGAATCGGACGAAATGCGTGCCGGTGCGCCGCGTGCAGCAAATAAATCACGACTTGAAGATGGCCCTTCCTCTTATGGCCGTTCGCGGTATGCTAATCGGGACAGAATAAAGAAGGCAGTCCGAAGGCTGGAAGCAATTCAAAAGCACAAGGCAGGAAAGCGGGTAGAAGACCTTGTCAATGATCCTGATTTCTATGACGCACTACATGCACAGCAGTACGAGGATCAGATCAGGGCAGACTATCCGGAAATCCTGAATGGCGGTGCGCCGCAATCGAAACGGATTCTTGAAGACCTCCTTGAGCAGTATGCTGAAACATTCGGTTATTACCCTGAGTGGTAGCCTGTTCCCCCGCAACAAGAAGAATGGTGAATTATGAGTGATACAGTTGTCGATATTGGCCTGCGTCTGCCGAATGGCAAAGAGGTGTGGGGCGAGTACAAGGGGTTTACGTTGGAAACTCCGGATGATCGCCTAAAGCTTGCTGAGGCCCTGGCTCAGACCGAAGCAGACCTGAATATGCCAGAGGGAGCCTTTCTGCGCCAACACATTTGGGTAAAGCGCGAGAGCAAGCCTCTTGGTGAATTCAGCATTGACGACCCCTCTATCATCAGCGAGGCTGATGATGAGTGAGGGTGCCGACGTTGTTTTTGAGATTGACTTCATCTGGCAGCACTCAGAAGAGCCTCTTTACTTGATGGAAGACTCTGACTAAAACGCAAAAGCCGAAAACGATTGCCCCGGTTGAGATTACCGGGGCTTTCTTTTTTGCTAATCCTGTAGTAGCACTGTCTCGACTTCCTAAAGGAAGAAGACCCTTTTAGGAGGCAGTGTGTTTGTGCATACCGCTCATGGCCGTGGACGCATCGTTGACGAACAGTCCGTGCGGGGCCGCAAGAGTTTCTTGGTTGAGGGTAGTGGCTTTAGTGTCTGGGTAGACGAAAAAGACCTCCGCGTTGCCAATGAGGTCAACCACGACAACTCCACCACGCTGCCGTATGACCCCACCCCGCAGCATCCGGCTGACATGTTCGTCTCTGAATCGACCATGCAGCCCGATTTCGATATTGATGCCGACGAAAGACTTTCCCCCTCAGACTCTTTGACGTTTGAGGACGAGAGCCTGTCCTACCCCGGCCCCAGCCCCGATAATTTTGCTAAAGAAGGCGGCTTTCTTGGCGACCTTCTGGAGCGTCTTCCGGAAAATGAGTGGGACGAGGATCAGGTCAGCGATTGGGTCAAGCGACACGATCCTTACGGCCCTGTTGCGCGTGAGGGCGAGCCGGTCAACTTTAGAAATTCTTCAAATTCCGAAGAGGAATATGTGGGTAGGCATCGTCGCCCCCCGGCTCCCGAAATGGATTTGGGTGGCGGGAAGCAGGTTTGGGATTCGCGAGACTGGGCTGAAGCCCACCCTGATCCTCACCTGAATGGGCCGGGTGCGTTTACCGATCCTCGCGAAATTGATCGGTACAACCAATGGCTGGACAAGTACATTGGCAAGAGCGAGCTTCACGACCGTGGCCTCAACAACTACGAGCCGATCTATGCTGGCAAGCACAGCTATCCCAATGGTGGATATGAGGGCAAGCACCGGGCAGAAGACGGTGACCCCGAAAAAGCTAGCCGTTATGGCGAACTATTCGATGCCCTGTACAACATGGGGCTGCCGGGAAATATCGGCCCCATCCCCATCCCTGGAATCACCGCCGCCAAAGATGAAGAGTGCTGCGAGCATTGCGGCGAAGAAGAGTGCAACTGCTGCGAAGATGACGACACTGAAATCAAGCACTTCAGTCATCGTTCTGCTGCCGAAGGCATGTACGAGCGTTTTGCCGACAGCCCACTGCTGGACTTGGTCGATGATGCTGCTGAGCGAGTGCGCGGCGAAGGCAACGGCAGCAAGCCTGGCCCCGGCGTCAAGTATGACGAAGAGCCAGAGCCAAAAGGCCTCGTAGGCGAGGTCGAAAATATTGCCGACGAGTTCGCTGGCGATCACATCAAGAAAGAGGTCGGCGGTTGGTGGCCTGGCCGTCCTGATGGACAGACCATGACCTCTTCCCTGTATGAGCGCCCAGCGGGGTTGAGCGACAAGTACATTCGGGTTGCGGCTCCCGTCGATCACTACAGTGACCCGGTTCAGCAGTTCCGTGACGACCCGGTCGGTTTCATCAACAAGCGCGGCTACATGATGTCAGATTCAGTGGATATCCGCCTGGCTGAGTACATCGACCTTGTCGATTACGATTCCGAACTTCGCACTGCTGCCTGGCGCGATGTTCGCTCCAAGGCCCTGCGTCTGCGACGTGAGGGTCGAGTGCATGTGAAAGACCTTGCGCCGGATCGCATTTACGCCAACGTCCAGGGCGACTCCGACACCTACGAGACAATGATTCTCAAGGGTGGCGGCAACGGTCAGTCCATCTCCGACTGGCACTGCTCCTGCCCTTGGGGCCGTTGGGCTTTCAAGCGTCAGATGAGCTATGTTGGTCGGCTCTGCTCGCACGGCTACGCCTCCTACCTGGAGATGGAAAGCCAGCAGATGAAGAGCAACAACAAGCGGCGCAAGAGTGCCGGAATTGTTGAGGACTTCAAGCAGTGGGCCGACAACGAGAACGATGGCATGATCGACCAGCAGGCCATCGACAACTACATCTACCTGCTCAATTCGCAGCACGATGGTGACCACACCGTTGTCAGTGAAGACGATGCCGAAAAGCTTTATGACGCACTGGATGACATGAAGTCTGTTGGCATGGATCGCGACTATGATGTCGATTACCTGGAGCGCCCCGGTGATGTCTACAAGGACGCTGCATTCGACAAAGAAGCCGACGTATTGTATTTGCGCCCACAGTCTCTGACTCCCGACTACTACTTCATTGAAGATGACGATGACGGTCAGTCATGGGTGGATGTCACTAAGGACGAGCGCAAGACCACTGGCCCTGACAACATGATCAAAAAGTCGGCAGGGTATTTCGGTGATGGCCAGAAGAATGACTGGCTTGACGAAGGATACTATGACGACGAAACCGAAAGAGGCCAAGCTGACAGAGGGGAAAAGAGCAACAAGTCCGGATTGAGCGGCATACTTCATATGCTGCTTAGCCCTCACACGGCCAGCCACCGTCTGACCGGACGCGAACTTCACTACGCCTCCGACGATGAGCTTTTTGATGCCGTAAAAGATTGGGCCGGTGCAGGTTCCAAGCTGGAGAAGCTGCGTAATCTTTCCGGAGAAGAGCCTGACCTTCAAAACAAGCGCGAGCAGAATGACGAAATCCGAAGCGTCATTGATGAGCTACATGACCGGGGCATTGATGCCTCTCAGTTCGTCGCCTCCCTGCGTTTCGCTGCCGACAGTGATTCTGATGCTGTGGATGCCGAAGATGATGACAAAAAGAAGACCCCGGCTTCTGAGCAGGGTCAGCCTGACATGTCCGGAACTCCAAGTCAGACAGGACAACCCGGCGGCTCCAGCAGCGTTCCTGGTGCAAAGTCTGATGCCGGTGGAAACAGCACCAGTACTAGCTCCGGTGCATCCAATAGCGCTGCCGCGCAGGCAGGTTCAGGTCCGACTAACGATCTGGCTGGCCAGACTCCCAACCCTGCCTCTGTCGGCTTCAATGGCGAGCAGGCCAGCCCTGCCAGCAGCCCCCGCAGGCAAGAGGAAAACAGCAGCCCCGGCTTCAGTATTGATCCTGGCGAAGTTATGTCTACCCTTGGTCAGGCAGCCGGTGGTTTCGCTAGCGCTCTTCCCAGCATGATGTACGCACTGCCCAGCATGGCTCAGGGTCTGGGTCAGCTTGGTAGCGGAATCGGTTCTGGCTTAAGCGGTTTGGCGAGCGGCCTGGGTGGGATTGTCGCCAATCAGCACACTGCCACCCCAATCGGTGGATTCCCCAATGTGCAACTCACCAATCAGGAGTCCTTCCAGGGTTCCGGCCCCAATCCGAAGTATTGGATGGGTTCGTCGGAATGCTGG